AGACGATAATATCTAAAGTGCTCATTACCAATAGCACCATAAGCACTGTTGAGAGAGATCTTCTTTGCCATCTGTATGTTATTACATCTAGCAATCTCTTTAGTCAATTCAACAGAAGGATTCTTTTCATACTCCTGCTTTGCCTTAATCATTTTCTTCTTGAAGATGACCCTAGAATCATACATCTTCTGCATCATTAAAGGCAGGAACCCTTGTATATCCTTCCTGTACTGTGCTCCATTAGCACACACAGCAAACTCACCATCAATCTCTACCTCTTTGTTCAGAATCCGTTCAACGCTCGTACTGGGATGTCTAGTCTCCCAGAGGGTCTCTGGACTGATATTGTATTGCATAATAAGATGAGGATACAAGCTGTTGAGGTCAAAATTAACCACCCAATCATAGCGTCCTGGTTTCGGTTCCTTAACATAAGCCCCTGCATACTGAGAATCTTTAACTGCTTCCTTCTTAGGAGGAATTGCTATCTTACGTTTAGTAAGTTCGTGGTATATGTAGTTATCCCACATACGTACCTGACTAAACACATCTTCATAATTAACCTTAGCATCATATGCCATAGTGAATGCTAAGTCTAACAGTTTCATCTTGTCATCAAGTTGATCCACCAATCTAACGTCATGAATATTGTACTCAATAAACTTCTGCCAGTCCTTCTCATAGAACTCTTTGAATGTATCAAACTCAGAGTGATCTAACTTCTTCTGTCCTAGTTCAACAAATGCTATGTGATCTAGTCTATATGATTCCTGATTAGTATAAGTAAATTTCCTATACAAATCAAGATAATCTAATGTGGATATACCAAGTGTATCTACCGCCCATTGCTTACGACCTTTAATAAAGATCTCTCTCTTAGATACTAATCTCCATGGAGAAAGAAGTTTAACAGACTTCTCTCCTAATATTCTTTCTACACGATTAGCAATGTACGGCATATCGAATAACTGTGCATTCCATCCTGTAACTACATCAGGATAATTGTCCTGCCAATAACCTAGAAATGCATTAAGCATTCCTTCTTCTGATCTGAAGTGCATGTAATCAACTTCAGAATCTTTGTTATCAAAAGGTCTAGCACCCCATACAGTAATGCGACCAGTAAAGGAGTCCTTAATACTGATCGCTAATATCTCTTGGTCTGCTGATTCTATGTCAGGAAATCCATTCTCTGCTGCTGTCTCAATATCAATTGTAAAAACACGGATCTTACTACTATCAAATTTAACTTGATCTTCTGGATGTTCCGTTGCCATATACTGATACAGGAACCTAGTGTTCCCATGTATCTCAAAGTCTGGAACTTCCTTATATCGTTTTACAAATTCTCTTGCCTCTGTAATAGAACCAAACTTATGTGGTTCTACTGGTTGATTGTCTAATGTTCTCCATTCAGAATAATTCTTTGAAGGCAAATATAGCGTGGGGTTGAAAGGAACCCTCACGCTATATCTGTTACCATTATCATAACCACGCACTAGCAAACGATTGCCAGCTTGTTCAACGCTTGTGTAGAACTTCATTCACTCAACACTTCTGGTTTGTAACCGTAGTACTTGGAAAGGAGATCCTTACCAGGTTCTACAAATGTTATTATATCAGATGAACGGACAACTGTCTCCTTTTCATCTGCAAAAGGTAACCAATCTTTAAGATCAGTACCATCTATAAGCATAGGTTCTACTAGAATACAATCAGGATCACCTAACTGTGTTCCTTCAATCTCCTCCACCTTCGCCAGTATCCACTGGTTCTTCAGTAGCATTACTTTCAGGACTTGGGGTTGGTTCTCCTCCATCATTTACCTCAAAAAAGATTTGTTCTTCTGTTAGACCTACTTGTTTCAGTCTAGTTACATAATTATCTAGTATACCATTATCAGGTAGAACACATGAAATAATATGCTCTCCACCGATTCTATGTTCTTCCACAGGACTATATGGACACCACCTTTCATAGCGAATAGGAATGGTTCCATCCTCATTAACCTCACCTAATGATAAGGTATAAGGATATAGAAGTCTGTAGCCTATAACCCTTTGTTCTTGATCTTCAGTGCGTATTTCACCAAAGATAGAAAGGACTCTTTCAGCAGTGTCAAGAGTTACTACTCTGACATTATGATTAGTCCTTAGTTCAGTCTGTTCCGTCATGTATCTCCTTTGATAGTTTTAATGAACTTTCTAATTCAACTTCACGTTTTTCTTTGATCTTTTGTTCGTATGATGTTTGCAATCCTGGTTCAGGATTACTAATAGTCATAACTGCATCATAAGGCATCTTAAACTGCCAGTCAGATGAATAAGGATTCCACTTGCTAAAGCGTACCTTATATTCTGCACCTAGTTGTTCAGTGAGATACTGTGGTTCAGAGGTATCTAAATGAAGGACGTATGGATCTTCCATGAGAAGACATACACCCTTCTTATCATCCCCTTCTCCATCATATATTTCCTTGAGTTCCGTGATAACACGTTCCCCAGTTCTAAGGGTTATTACTTGACAGGCCATATCTTATTCGCGCTGTGTTTACTATAGCATTAAGAAGCAGAAGAGTCAAGCTTCTTAAGTTCTTTTCCGAACCAAAGCTTCTTCTTCTGCGCTTCAGGTATATACTTCTCTAGTGTAACAGTAAGCAAACCGTCTTGGAATGTTACATCCTTAACCTCTACATCTGCTCCTAACTGCCATTGTCTTTGAAATGACCTAGATGCTATACCTCTATGTTTATAATTCTCTTCATCCTTTTTCTTTGGATATGCTCCAACATTCAGAACTCCCTGCTCTGTTGTGACTTCAATATCATCTCCTGAAAATCCAGCAAGAGCGATTTCCAAACTGGTTCTACCATCAGGTCCGTTAATGACGTTGTAAGGTGGATAATTACTTCCTGCTGTTGCAATAGACTCAAGTCTTTGAAATGTTTCATCAAAACCAATAGAAAATGGTGTGTAATGTTCCCATACAAAATGGGATAGGTCTTTGTTACCCATGATTCTTAGCTCCTTTTATAAGCGAGTTTGTGTTGTGTGTACCCCGAAGGCATACACTACTAATTATAACACATCGCTATGGAACTGGAATACGGTTTATTCGACTTCTTGTTTCTTTCTACCAATATTATATTTGGATTCAAGAGTCCATTCACCCTTCTCTTTAAATGAAAGAACTTTGATTTGATTCAATGGAGCAAGATCTACAATCTTATCTTCACTTACTGAAGTAATCTTAATCAATCCCCAATCAACAAGTAATTGTACTATACGATTTCTACGTTGTACATCATTAGATGATAGATTAGTTTTCTTACCATCCAATGCAAATAATTCTTTGAAGTGTACGATATAATATTTACCTTGCTTGTGAAGTATATGACAAGATTGATATATCTTCTTTTCTTTTCTGGATGCTACTCCAATTCTTGTTAGGGTTTCTCTGACCTTTAAAAAGTCATCTGGTTCGGATAAGGAAACCTCAACCATATCAGTTTGTTTCCATTGTATATCATGATCTACGTTCATTGCCACCTTTCCGTAATGAATATGAAATTTTATCGAGTTGATCCTTAGTGAGAATTCTTAATGCTTGAAGAGCTTTATCATCGTTATAACCATAATACTCTTTGACTACATCAAGATACTCAGTAGAATCCTTCTTCGACCAAGGAGAGAATCTCTTTCTTGGTTTCACACTATTTAGTAAAAAGTCATATTGAAGCTTCTTAGGTAGATGCCATGCCTTATTCATTTCATTTACTAATAGAATAGTATCAGTAAATGATGATAGACATTTGTTAATAATATAAGGTTGATACTTTTTTACAGCAACAGAATCATCATCCAATATATTCTTTTTGGATTGGTTCAGACTGTATAGGTAATCTTTCAGTTGGTACATTATTCCAGTGACGGATTACTCCGCTAATAATAAAACAATTAGTAATGAGATAAGAAAAGAATATAAAACTACGTATGATAATAACGTAGTTGTCGTAGGGTTCAGTCTTTTCATCTGCGAAGCTACCCAATGCATACTTCCATACCCTCCATACTTTATCCATTCAATTGTTCAGGTTTATTGGAGAACCCAATAGTACTACGACGATGCCACAATTCCTGAACACCTTCGTCCTCAAGTTCATCCAATTTATCTTTAATAGTTTTTAATTCTTCTTCGTTGTAAAGCCATGGTTGTTCCAATGCTGTACGTAATGCTTTTTTAGGTTTCATAGTGCGTTAATTACTAGAGGTAAAAGTTGATGCTCACATTGTTGTACTGCCCTAGTGACTGACTTAACATCATCACCAGGAAGAATAGGTACTTCTTGCTGTCTTATTATAGCACCTGAGTCAAGGTGTTCGTTAACAAAATGTACAGTACATCCTGTCTGTGCTTCACCTGCGTCAATGGCCTGCTCAATAGCATGGAGTCCCTTATACTTAGGTAACAATGATGGATGTAGATTAATTATTCTACCAGGAAATGCATCACAGAATTTCTTGGTCATGACTCTCATCCATCCTGCCATAACAATTATATCAACATTGTATGCTTCAAAGATCTTGATGATATCATCTTCATGCTTACTAGCAATACGAACAGATGGAATGTCCAATCTGTCTGCTCTCTTTGCAGCACCACAGTGCTTCTTATTATATACCATAAGCACAACTTCATGCTTAGGACATGAGTGAACTATGTTCTCGAAGTTAGTTCCCTCACCTGAACACATAACTCCTAGTCTCATTTT